CTTAAATTTGTGAATTGTGAAAATTGTGGCATAGGCAAGTCCGCCCGTGCTTTTGTGATTAGCAAAGTAGGCAATTTGCCTATTGTAAAGGTATCCTTAACTCCCGTGCTATTCACTTCAATAAGTAAATCAATCGGTAATGCACTTCCCATTTTTTATCCTTTCTATTGTAAAGTAGTAGAAATAAATTCTACCCTATCAGCATATTTATCTTTTTCAAAAACACTAATTTTAGATATTATCGAAAAATCAAAAAACGCCCGATTTATAAGCTTGTTTTCCACAAGCTCTCCGCTTGTTTGAATTATACTATAATTTGGCAAAATTTCAGCATTTTTAACTTTTAAATACTCATCAACCTGCCAAGATTTAAGCAACTCACGCACCCGCAAAGCCTCGCTATAAGCCTCAATTTCTTTGGCATTACGCGAATTCTCTTTGTAAATATCAATTTGAAAATTATATTGAATTATGCTTGTTTCGGTGATTTCAATTAAACCATTTTCATCAGGTTCATTGCTAAAATGTTTTACTTGTGAGGCGCAAACTTCGCTATTTATGAGACTAGCTATACAAACTCCACGCACAAAGTTAGGGCTATATTTTAAACCGCCCAAGACAAAATCAAACTTTGTAATGAGCTTAAACATACCCGCCAAATCTTTTATTTCAAACATTTTCTTTACCCTTTAAAGTGCCAACAACCTTAATCCAGCCATTTGAACTCCAATCCTCTTTATTGAAAATCGAAAACACTTTATCATTCCATATAATTTCACAATCAACATTATAAACAAAGTTTAAAGCTTGTGCCAAATCCCTTAAAATGTAAAACTTGCACGCAATTTCACTATTTAAAATGCTCGTATTGCCTATGCTCGTATTGCCTATGCCTGTGAGTGGTTGAATGTGTGCTATTGTATTTAACTCGCTTTTAACACTTTCGGGGAAACCATCCACGATTTTATTTTCAAATGAAATAATCGTAATAGCCTGATTTGTTATTAAAGCATTAAGCGGGGGTAAAGCACTTTCAAGCAAATTCATCTTTTAACTCACCTCGTAGGTTATTGAGCTTCTTAAAAGCCCTGTATCGATTAAAGGCTTTGAGCTACCCTTGCGCTTAATCGTATAAGGCGAATTTGGCGGGGTGCTTAAATTAGTTAATGATTTAACTATATCCCCACGCACAATCTCGCCCGTGCGATTAAATGCAGTTTCGGCTGACAACCCTGTCATTAGTTGATTTTTTATAAAACCAACCCACTTCACTTTATTTTTTGCAAGGGCATTTCGCATAAAAGGGCGCATTGGGATTTTTAAAGTGCCAAATTCATTCCAAAAAGCAACCATAGCCACAGGCGTGCCATCATCATATTTCGCATCCTCAAAAACACCAACTTTCAAAGTCTTTTTAAAATTAGTCAAATCATTAAGCTTTTTTTCAAGTGCCGTGTTTGATTTTTCAATAATTTTAATTGACATAAGAAAGTCCGCTTTGTCTTTTAAGCCACGCTAAATACTCCTGCCCGTATTTCGTAGTGCCTAAAAAATAGGTAAATTCATCGCCTTTTGAGCTATAAGGGCTTGCTTGATAGCTAACACTCACATCCCCCACGCTAGAACTCGCTAAAACGCCCTGCTGTGAGCTTGTTATTCCTATACTCACAGCAAAGCCACCCACCACAAAATAATGAGCTACCAAAGCTAAGAATGGTAATGATTGACAACATTTTGATAAATCCTTAAATTCAGGGTAAAGGCACGAAACCTTTTCAACCTGTGCGTAAAATAATTCCTTTTGTTCGTCCGTCTCCAAAACGGGCTTAAATTCAGGGTATATTTTTAAGAATTTATCTAAAATATCATTCATCACTAGCCTTTTTTAACCTTTGCGCCTGTTACGCTTGCATTTTTAGCTTGCGCCTTTTCTTGCTTATTTTTTGTTTCTTGTAAGGTATCATCAACAGCTTTATTGGTGTTCTTTCGCGCAACTTCGGCATTATCATTTACAATAATAAAGCCGTTTTCGCAATCCTCGACAAATTTAGGGTATTCTTTTTTAATGCTTTCAAAATCATCTTTTGAAATTTCATTTAAAAAGCAACCACCTTTAAGGCTTATGATTTTACCACTTCTTAAAACATAATCCGTCCCACTAAACGATTTTAAAGCTACAAACATTTTAAATCCTTAAAGGGCGTGTTTATCACACGCCTTTAAATCTAACAATGAATGTAGGCTTAAATACCAACGCCCCAGCAGTTCCCGCTGAAACATTTTGGGTATAGCCATTTGATGTAGGCACGACATTACCCATTTTAGCGATTTCGCTATATCCTTGCGTAGTTGTCTTGTCAATTCCACCAACTGCACTTTCGCCTATAAAATAAATGGCTTGCGAATTGCTACCCACATCGTCAAGCTCAACGGCAGGAACAAAGCTCATATTTGCATAAGTTTTTTGAATTGTTTCATAAACGCTTATGCCAAGTGAAGTATATTTGCTTTGTAGCGTAGCAAATGCACTCGCGCTAACAACGCAACGAATTTGAGATTGTCCGTTTATGTTATTGCCCGTGCTTTTTACAAGTGCTTTAATAGCCTTTGCAAAAAACGCCATAACTTCCTCCCAAGTCATCGCCTCGAAAGTTGTTGTTTCCTCGACATAATTTGAAAGATTAGGATTGTTTAAAAGCCCATAAACTAGCATTTTATTGCTTGAATTGTCTATATAGCCATTAAACGCTGTGCGGTTAAGTTCAACAGCGATTGCCTCAGTCGTAGCTCTTAAAAGTGTATTTGCATAGTCGATTTTCGCTTTTGAAAATTGTTCGCTTTGCAAATCGCCATAAATAAGAGCCGCGCTAAATCTATAATGTCCTGTTTCATTGAAACTTACATTAAGAGAACTAGCCAAAGGTGTGCTATTGTCAGCATAAGGCGTAGTTTGTCCTGCTTTTTCTACGAAAGGCAAGAAGTATTTTTCATCACCCCAATCGAGTAATTTATCCTTGCTACCCAAAGCCTCGTCAGCAGTTCTTTTAGCCAAAATGTTTTCCACAACTTGTGGAGCTAAACTTGCTAAAATACCAGCAGGTATATTGATATTTGTGGCTGTTAGTGGTGCGGGTGTCGCGTCTGTAAAACGCACTTTTTCAAGTCCGTTAAAAAAGCCTTTTTCGTTTAATGCTTTTAATTCTTGTAAAGTTATCATTTTAAACTCCTTATAGATAAGCCATTGCAGTAGTTATTTCAACAACACCGCTTTCAGCAGATGCATTGCCCTTTGCTACCACAAAACCTGTGAATGTGTGGTCTGCTTTTGCTTTATCATTATCAAAAACAAGAGAGCCGTCATCGGTTTTAAGTAAAACCGCTTGTCCTTGTTTTGCAATTAATGAAGTAGCAATATAAGCACTGCCAGCGTTTAGAATAGTTACATTATTGCCCTTTTCGACAACTGCACTATCACCATTACCATTTTGAAAGTTTTCAAACACCGCAAGCCCAAGTATTTTACCTGCTATTGCTTGTCCGTTCGCACCTTTCACTTCACCTTCTTTTGCACCAGCTTGGACGAATTCACCTATTTTAACATTGTCATCAGTAACAACACCACTGATTGTGTTAAAAAAGCTATGTCGCGCTTGCGCTATTTGTCCCGCAAAGCCTAAAGCTTGCGTAGAATTAACTTTATTTTGTAAAGCCATTTTAAACTCCTTATAGATTGTTAAGCATTTTTAAGATATTGCTTTCGCCTTTTGTTTCAACGACCGCGTTATCATTAAATTTTGCTTGTTTTTGACTAGCAATAACATTAAATGCAGTTTCTGCACTCATATTATCGCTCAACTTTTGCCCGCTAATCAACTCATAGCCAAACTTGTAAATATCATCGCTTGACATACCATTTTTATCAAATGAGCTACCAAGTGCTTTTGATACCTTATCATAACTATCATTGATTTTAGCTATTCTTTTGCTTTCGGCGTCTTTGAATTGCGCGAGTTTCTTTTCTACTTTCGCGTTAATGATTTTTTCAATGGTATCAGCAAATTCTTTGCCCTTTTCCTCATCATCATCGCTATCCTCGATTTTTTCGCTATCATCGCAAGTTTGAGTTTCATCCTCGTCCTCGATTTTTTCTTGCTCGCTTTCGTCCTCGATTTTTTCTTGCTCGCTTTCGTCCTCAACGGCAAGCAATTCAGCAATTTTAGCTAATTTTTCGCTATCATTACCCTCGCCCTTAATGATTTCAAGCACAGCAGAACTCTTATCGTCTTGCGTTTTAACCTCATCATCATCTTTTTTGATTTCGATTTCGGCAACCTCATCATCTAAAAATTTCGTAAAGCGACTTTTGAAGCCGTCTAAAAATTTTTTAGTAGCCATTTTTTCTGTCCTTTCATCTTGTATTCGCAAATCTTTACCGCTACGCCCATTTTCAACAACTGCAAGATGATTTATACACTCTACCGACTGGATATAATCATAATTCTCGCCCTCAAATCGCCCAGCTTGTTCTTTAACCTCGCCCGTATATGCAGGGCTTAATTCCACAAGTTCGCCACTCTCAATTGCTTTGATGAGTTCAGGGTTATAAATAATAAGGTCAGCTTTAAGCATTAGATTTTTTTCATCTAATGAAATGTTTGAGCCTATTGCGCCATCCGCTTGTGGTTCGGCATCGCCTACCCATTTATGCGTTTGCTTTATAGGCTTATTAGCAAAACTCTCTTTTGCCTTTGCCAAAGTCTCAAACGGACGATATACCTTAACGATTTTGTCATTCTCGCTTTGAGTGTCGGGCAAAATCTCGCTCAAAAGATATTCAAAAACACCAGCTTTTGCAATAGGATTATCCTTAATTGTCAAAAAGCCATTGTCATCTTTACTTCTCTTTGAGCCTTGCTCGTCCTTTATTCTTAAAGTTAGTCTATTTATAGACACCTTAACCCCTTATGTAAAGATTTTACGCGTTAATTATACATTAAATTATTCACTTTGTCAAAAAAAATTATGATTTTTCAACAAGAACATAATAATCACCCGCTTGGCTATCTTTAACTTTTTTAAATTCTTGGTTAAAATTAGGTAAAATCGGTATTTGTTCGCAACGGCAATTAGGTCTTTGCGATGTGTGTCCCTTTGTGCCATAACTATCAATAATAGCGGTTGGTTCATTATATTTATAAATTCTATTATTCAAATGTATATGTCCGCCCTTGCCCTTACTCACGCGCTCATCGTTACTTGTAATCCATTGATAATATTCAAAGCCCAATCCCTCAGCTCTTGCCATATTATAATTTTGCGTAGCCTTTGCCACTTGGTCTCGCGCAATAAACTTAGCACGCCTTTTACTTATGCCCTCATATTCTAACGCCATTTGCATAAAGCTTTCTCTATCAAAATGAGATATAGCGCTTAAAAATCCTTGTCTATATCTATCAATAATATCAGCGGGGATTGATTTAATAAGATATAAATTGCGCTCATAGCTTTCCATAAGGCTTTGTGTAGCTTTTGGCATTTTGATGGCGAATAAGGGCTTTGAATTTTTAAGCAAAGTGTCTTTTAATTGCCTTTGCAAGTTTAAATCAACATAGCCACTTATTTGCTTATTTAATGATTTTGCTGTATTTTTAGCAAATTCGTTAATTTCTTTTTCCCATTCTCTTTGCAAGGCGTTTAACTCAAACATTAACTGCTTTGAGGGCGTGCCGTTATCTTTATTTATTCTCGCTATGCTCCACTTTTTAACACTTTTATTGATTTTATCACTTAAATTAGTGAGTTTCTTTTGGTATTGCTTTTCAATGGCACTGCTAGGGTTAATTTTTTTTAGCGTAGTAGCCTTTTTTATCATCTCCAAATTATAACCCTTTGGCGCATACCCGTGTTTTATCATAATTTCATTTGCATTTATGCCAACTTCACGCGCTTTCTCAATAAGCGTATCGCTTTTCATTTTGCCGTGAATGCCCTTAACCCCCGCGCCTTTTAGCTCTGCAATTAGCTCATTTCTAAATCTCTCTGCTTTGTTTAATTTTTCGCCAATTTTTAATTCTCGCTCTTTTTGCCACTGAATCTCGCGTTCAGTCTTAAAAGGCTTTAAGTTTGGGTTATCGGGCGTTTTTATATCATACGCCCAACCCCAACTTTGCTTAAATGGATTAAGCTCTTGTGCCGCCTTTTCTACATTTTTACGCCAAATCCACTCCGCAGGGTTACCGTCTTTATCTAATTGTGATTTTGGTATCCAAATATGCGCTTTACGCTTTTTTGTAGTGTAAAGCGATGAGCTTGCATTAAATTCGTAATTTATCTCAACTTCAAAGCACACGGCTTTGTCAGTCTCTTTTATGAATTTAGCGTCTGTAAAGCGAATTTTCATTTTGTTTTAAAGCTCCCGTCAGGGTTGCGTGGGTGGTCGCTCTCTTTCCACTCGCCAGAGCCATTTTTCTCATCAACTTTTTGCGAATTATATTTATTATTTACTCTTAAAAATGTGTTTTGAAAGCCTTTTGTATCACCTCTATACTCTTTTATCGCTAGATATTCCTTATTAAATTCGTTTAATGCTTTTTGTCTATCCTCATCATTACTTGCATTATCTACATCTTGCGATAATTGCGTAAAGTTTTTAAGTAGTTTCGTTTTGGATATTTCTTGTTTTTTCATATCATCTACACGAGATGCAATATCCTCCTCATTCACATTTATATTTTTTACGAATTTATTTATTTCATTAGCCCTTTCTTGTTGTATCGCTTGCTTTTCCCTTTCCTTTTCCTGCCTTTCTTTTTCTTGCTTTTCCCTTTCCTTTTCCTGCTTTTCCTTTTCCTGCCTTTCTTTTTCTTGCATTCTTTGGCTAATTTCTAACCCATTATCCAAATCATTTTTTATTTTATCAATTTTATCCTTATTTACTATATATTCTTTTACATTGTCTAAATGTGATTTAAAATTATTTACCTGCTCTTGCGTCAATTCACCATCATAAGCATTATCTGTTATACTTTCTGTAAAATCATTTACGCCCATATTTATTGTTTGCGCAAAATTAAATCTATGTTCGTTTTTAGAGAATTTATTTTTAACATCTTTACTAATATCCACACCAAAAATTTTATCATTCCTTTCTAATAAGGATTTTATCGAATAAAAATCCTCTTTTTTATAATTATTGCCTATATGATGGTAACTTTCACGCCCGCCATTATATGCTAATTCTCTTTTTAAATCCTTAACCTTAATTGTCCCCTTTTTAAGCCCTAAACAATCCCCCAGATAATCCGCATCGGCTCTACTAAAAAACTTTAAAGGCTTAATGCCATTTGCTATATCATTAACAGCATTATTACTCATCTTTAAATTATAATTATACCCCTCACCTACAAAATAAGGATTACCATCTTTATCAAATTCTATTCCATCCTCAAAACTTAAATTATCGTTATTCTCATCATCATCTTTGCCTTGATTTTCATCATTTTCAAAATCAAATTCACCAGCAAAAGCGGTATCACCCGCACTATCATCAAAGCTTTCGCCTTTGTCAATGATTTGCTTACCTTGCAAATAATTAAATCCTTGCTCCTGCGTGATAATTCCACTTTGAATAAGATTTGATATTGTTTGGCTCTCGGTAGAGTTGATTTGCGCTTGATTTAAGGCGTTTTCACTATTAAGATTTTCAAACTCATATTTAGGGTAAATATCAAAGCCCATTTCAAGTGCAAAAACGCGCAAGAACTTCTCTATAATCGGCTTTATAAGCGCATTTTGATAACTCATTATTTCATCATAATAGCTTTTTAAATCAAAATCGCCCGTTGCGTTAAATCCGCTTGGCGTCAATCCCAAAAGTTTCACAGCAGGCATTCTAGCAGACACCGCTATATTTTCTTGCATTTGCGCTATAAGCTTATCTAAATTTTGCAAAGAAGTAATGCTTTCTATATATTCCTCATCACTTGTTAAAAGCAAAGTCCCCGCATTATTACGCTCTCTATTGATAAACTTCACACGACTAGCTGCCTCATCGGCGTTTATCTTTGCCAAATCGCTTTTAATTATAATTGTTCTAAAACGCAAAAATATATCACATAAGCTTTGGCGTGATATATCAGCAGTCATAACATAATTTTTCATAAATTGACAGAGTGAAATACCTAAATAGTTATAAAGTGGCTTTATCATATCAGGGCATTCAAAAAACACCAAAGGCACTAAACGACTTGAATTTATAACACCCGCGCCACTAACATACCATTCTTTCGGCTTCATAAAATCCTTATTTAAAGGATTTGAGCTATTTACATTTACAGCCCCGATTAAATAAGGCTCAATCACTTGTAAATTAGTGATTTTATTCTCTTTATTTATTCTTTCGCTAAAATAAAGCTCATCACTCAAATTTTCGGTATTTGTGTCAATAAACAAAAAAGCACCGCCATAAGTCAAAGAAGCT